TGGTCTTTAACTGCGGGTCAGCCACCAGCCGCCCGTAAGCCGCTATCTGTGCTGTCATGCTGTCTGCTCTCCGGTTTTAACGTTGATGGTTACGCTTGTTTACACCCTTACGGTGAAATTCTGCGGGTTATAATCGCACTTTTGCGGGTTATAACTGCCGTTTTGCGGGTTATTTTGGGTATTTTGCGGGTTACGATTTTTCTGTCATTCCTTTAATAATCATATGGATGCTGATTTATCCACAGAAATAACCCGCATAACCCGCAAAATTTTCACCCTACACGCGAGAAAAAATTAATCTTCTTCGCTTTCTGGCTGGAACATCAGCACGTAAAAAACATGCTGCTTCCCCCCAATCCTGCCGAGCGCCTTTTTCTTGTAACGGCGATCGTTACCCGCTTCCAGCATTCCGGCAGCACTCAACGCGCGGGCAAAGTGAGACGGATTAAATCCCTGTGCTATCTCACCCTCAAATACATGTGGGAACGTGTAAAAACGGAACTCGTCATCTTCGTTTCTGATACTCCCCTTTCTGTATCCGGCAAGCTCTTTAATCGGTAAATCACGCTCGTCGGTGTTGGGCCACGGAAGGTATCTGCTGAATCCGAACGACGCTAAAAAAGCCTCTGCCTGTTCAACCATCTGTTTAAACTCCCTGTTACCCGTACCGAATTCCTTCACCCAGGCATTAAAATTATGCTGTATGGCATCGCGGCACGCCTGAACATCCCAGCCAGTAACATGACCGGAAAGCACAAGCGCGGCCTCCAGTATGGCGAATCGCTCACCCACGCGGTGAACCTGTTCGCCGTAGCTCTCCGGTATCAGATTGCGCCACCGTTCACGGCATGCCCTTACCGCGTCCTTTGCCTCCTGCTGGTGGTCTGCCAGCCATTTAACCCATTCACGACCAGCCGCCCCGTGATTTGCTGTCCAGGCATCCTTTAACGCGTCTGCGTGTGCCTTTCCGGTGCTGTATTCGTGAAACTGCGTGGCTTTTTCCATCGGCACGTTAAGCAGACGGACAAGCTGCCCCGCCTTGACTTTTATCCCCTCCGTTTTGAGGAATGTTTCAACGTCCATTTCTCCGGTACTGATTGCCACCGTTCGCCAGTGTTTTATCTCCCTGTTGCCGCCGTCCTTTGCCCCCTGTAATTTCCCTGAACCGTTAAACAGCGTATAGGCTGACGTGGACACCTCCCGCGCGTTTCCGGCCTGACCTATTTCATCCAGGGGTAAAAGCCCGTCATTGTGTGCCTCTGCTTCGTTGGCGATACCTAACGCTGTGCCGTACCAGGTCAGCCGTTGTGCGTCCGGCTCCCCCCATAAACTTGATGCGATGTTCTGCGTTGTGGTCTTACCTGCTGATGACTGTTCGAAAAGATGTACCCCGAAGCCATCAGCGCCCACCAGCCCGATTAATGGTGCGGATAGCGATACCGCCACACCCAGCATCATGGACGGATTACCACCAGCCAGTCGCGCCACGGTATCGCGCCAGCCCTCCGCCGTTCCTGCCACGGAATAACCATTAACGGCAGCCGTTTTTCCGGTAAACAGGACTGGCTTTTCGCAATCACCAATGACCGAACCGTCCGGCATGATGTACGCGCCAAAATGCCAGCCCGTTGTTGTGCTTAACTGCCATTCCTCATGGTTTCCGCTTAACTGCATCCAGTCAGCCAGGATAGCCCTGTATTTACCGTTGGTTGTCACGTTCAGTCCGTGGTCTTTCAGCAGCCGCCAGCCGTCACGGTCGCCAATGCCACCGCACGGAACCGCCATCGTGATGACGTCATGGTTTGCTGGCTTTTTCCAGCGCATCACGCGGTAATGCTCTTTGCCGATTGTCCCCGTTCCCAGTAGCTCAAGCGGGGAGCATAACCACGTTTCAGGCCGGATAATTTCGCCTGACTGCTTATCCACTTTTGGCGTTACCCAGAAAACACCATCGGCGCGGCTTTCAACGCGGGGCTTTAATTCATCATCACCCGGGCTTTCTGTGATTTTTTTCTTTAAGGGCAACACCAGACTTTCCCCGCGCTCGTATTCGTCTTTGAGGCGAGGCAACTGGTCGGATAAATCCGCCGGGCTGGTGTCAGTTATCCCCGCGTATTCGTATACGGTCTTCACGCCAGCCACAGCCAGCAACGTGACGATCTGTGTGAGGCTACGTTCAGTGATGTGCCCTGCGCGGTAAATACGCACACACTGACGGCTATCATCAATAATTTGATAACCAGTAATATCTTTCAGGTGTTCATCTGACAGAACGACAGGCGGCACATTGTCGGCGGCAATATGTTTACCTGCCCATTCCTGCCACTCTTTCGCATGGCTCCACGCATCACTACCCGCAAAGATGATAACCTCCGTCATTTTGTCGGCTGGCTGGTGCTTTAAGTTTGGTGCGCGCTTCATTTTGCCTTTCCCCGTTCACGAATAATTTCACGTACTGCCTTAATGCGTTCCATTCCTGTAACGCGCATGATTCTGTCGATGTCGCTTAATTCTGCTGGTGGTGCTTTGCTTACCAGGGTGAACTCCCTGTCAAAGCGCATATGTGACGACACGCAGGGATGCGCATAACCTTCGCGGATATAGGTCACACGAAAATCATCGACGGTTTTAATCGTTATCGTGCTGCCGTATTTATCCCGGAAAATATCACCGGGGCGGATTTCAGGCCGAGCGTGACCGCTGGCAGTAAAGCCAGAATTTTTCTTTTTCATGTTTTTTTACTCCAGAGGCAGCTTTTTAGCGGCGAGCTCAATATCAGATGTCAGAGAAACCTGTGTATTTGCCAGGTCTAACAACAAAGAAATAAGAATTTCTTCTCTGCTATCGGATTTATCGGTGCTAAGGCTGTTCATCCACATATTGACGACTTCCCTGATTTTTTTCGCAGAGTGCAGGGCTTCAAATGCCAGGTCTTCAATATCATGTTTATTTCGCATAATCGCCCCCGCCATTTTCACAATCAGCAATCAGGATGGCTTTAGCCTCATTCAGCGCCATATCAGCGGTAAGCTGTGTGTAGACCAGCGAATGCGGGATTATTGCCCCTGTATATTCCGTCTCTCTGGTAATGTGTTTTTCTGCGGTTGCTGCCGTGCATGAAATATCAATCAGCGCGTGCATCAGCGTTCTGATAGCTTCGGCGGCTGCGTCCGGACGGGTGTTATTGCACATGGCTCACCTCCTGACGAATACGGGCGGCGAATACCATCACGCAGCCATCAGGAGATTGCTGGCGTGCTTCCTGTTCGCTGGTGGCCTCGATGTGAATTACGCGCGGTTGTGCCGTACTCAGGGCGATAAAACGCCAGATGTATTTATTCAGGTTGTGCGAGTCCCGCCCTTGCGGGTGTGTGGTATGATTTCTCATAGCTACCTCGATACGCTTGCTATCGTTGGTGGTTAGAAGCCCGGTTAGTGTTCGCGCACTGCCGGGTTTCGTCGTTTCTGCACCTTGCATTAATAAGGTGTTGAACACCAATTTAAACCCAGGTGTTAAACACGTCAAGTGTTGAACACTTATTTTTTTTCCTGCATACTGCATTTGTTTTTTGTGAGGGGTACACAACATGGCGACAAAAGCAGTAAACGCAAAATCACAAACAGTTGCGGCAAGGGTTCCGCATGAAGTTATGAACAATGTTGAGGCGGTAAAAATGCCTGGTGAAAGTACAGGGCAGTTTGTAACAGCAGCATTAAAGCGAGAAGTTGAGTACCGCCAGCGTCGCAAGGCCAAAGAGCAGGAGTAACCATCACCAGCGCCGTGGTGTGAGTAACTACGGCGCATTGCTATGCAGGACAACACAATGACCGATAAAGAATTGACCAAAACATTATCACCGGCACGGAAAAGACGGCGCAGAAAGATAGAGCATGAATCAGAAAGATTCGCGCCATGTGCTTTTGCTCTTGAGAAATTCCTTAAAGAGCACAGGAAAAAGCTCTCGTTGCAAACCTTGGAACGAACCAAATCTGACTGATCACATTGCCCACCAGCCGTAAATGTGGCATTGTTGGTTATGCTCATGCGTTGGGGATAACGTGTGCTTGTGTCGAGGGGCCACCGTAGCGGGTGGCCTTTGTTTTGCCTGTTATCCTGCAACTATGGTCATTTCGACCACGGTTGATATAATCCCCCCGCACAGATTCATTTTTTGCGCAGTAGGTTAATTGTTCGCAAGGGCGCTCCGGTAACGGGGCGCTTTTTGTTTTTACCCACCAGCACAATAAAAATCTTCATTTTCCATTTTTGTAAAATTTCATGCTTTCCGGACGACTGGCCATATGTCATTTTTTAGCAGAAGATTTTGCCTTGCTGGTGGGTAACTTCCCGGTTAACACGATGTACCGTATAATCAGCACCGTACGCGGTTACTGAATACGCTCACCAAAGTAAAACTCAGGCTGATATTCACGTATCAGCCTTTTTTCTTCCTCCTCCAGTTCACGCTTTTTGCGCTTACATGCCTGTAGCGCCCTCCCCTTCTCACTGGCACTTATCTGGTATTGCTCTTTGCGGCGGGAAAAATCCTGTAATGCGCCCCACGGGATACCATAAGCCCCCGTTTTTCTGATACCCGGTATCACATTTCTGAATACCCAATTACTGAAACGATGGGCGAACGTGCCAGGATTAACAGCTTTGCGACTTCTGGCGATCAACTTGTAAAAACCTGATTCTGATACAACATTCCAACTTCTGGCACCACCACGCTTACCTGAATGACCCTCGGTTAAAGCTAGGGTCATTACCTCATCGCTATCCAGAACTGAAACAGCATCGGTAACGTTGCTAATTTCCAGCGCCGCACACACATCAGCGCCAACAAACCACGGATCGCCGTTCAGATACACCACGCGAACGTTCACACTATCAAAGCGCAGAACGACCAGATCACGAATATCACAGAATTTTTTCACATGACGTGCGTCACCCTTGCCCGTCGCGGCAATATTTTTATTCATCACTTTCTACCTCACATACAAAAAACCCCGCATTGCGTGGTGCGGGGTTGTCGGTAATTACTTATTGGCGTTTTTGTATGGGCTGTTTACTTCCTTTACTCCTGGCGGATGCATAACCCACCAGAGCACATCAGAGAGCAACCAGGAAACAGACACTTTCCCTAAATGAGCACGAGCAGGAAATGCTCCCTCCTGTTCAAGTACCCAACGTCTGCTTCTTGAAAGCCCGGTACGATTGGCACACTCATGTTCGCGTATACGGCGATCATACGGTTCGCCATGTTCTTTCAGAATCTGAATGCGTTCTTCGGGTGTAGGATAAATAAATTTTTGCATAAAAATATCACCTATAAAAAAACCCGCCAAAAGACGGGTTGATTATATCTCATTTAATTTAGTTCAGGGTTTCCATTCACCCTTTACCCATTCCAGCACCTCAGATAAGCGCCAGACTTTTGTTTGTGGGCCAATACATATTTTCCGTGGAAATTTTCCTTCCTTTTCAAGTAATGCTCTGTGTCTCCGGCCAAGAGCTGTTAACCATGCACATTCATCTTCCTTAATCATCCTGTCGATTGTTTTATCATTTTCAAGTTCTTCACGCGTAACTATTTCAATCATTACCGTCACCACTAATTAGCTTATTCAGATAGTCGTACCACCAGTTCATAGCTTCTTTTTTTCTGTCCATATACTGACTTCTGTTATAAACCCCGGCAACACCGCCTAATGTGTGCCCAAGCAACTGTTCAACCACATTATGTTCAAAACCATGATCACTTAGCTTTGTGGCAAACACTCTTCGCATATCATGCGCCGTCCATTTTTCCGAGTGTTTCATCCTTTTCCATGTCTTACCGATAGTTACGCTTGCCGTACACTGACGCATATCAAACCCAATCACATTTTCTTTGTTACCTGTTATTTTTTTTAACGTAACTAACCAGTTAAACATGCCATCAGGAATCGGTCTGATTATTTCCCTGCCATTTTTGCTATGATCAGCGGGAACGCGCCATAATTTCTTATCAAAATCCCACTCTACCCAGGACGACAGTAATACTTCTGACAGTCGACAACCAAAAACTACCAGGAAACGTAAAATAATTCGGTTTTCATATGATAATTCGTGATTGTCATAATCAGTATTAATACTTCGCCATAAATCTCTGATTTCATCATCTGTTAAAACCCTGCTTCTTCGCGCAGACTTTTTTCCCACATCACAGACCTCAAGATCATCAATTTCATGACTAATCGCGTATTTTCTTACCCTACAAAATTTAAGCGCCTGTTTTGATATACGCAACAAAGCTCCGGCCTGTACAGGTGCTACTTTTTTTATTTTGTCAAAACACTTGATCCACATAGATATAGAGCAATCACTAAGTGGTACATGACCAATCACCGGATAAATATGTTTACCAAAGCACTGCCTGATATGTTCTGCTCCCCTACGCTTATCCATTGCATAATTATCAAGCCAGTATTCAAGTGCCTCACGAACGGTAACAGGTTGCAAGGTGGCTTCCCGTTCAATTTTTATCTGAATCCGTGGATCTCTGCCCTCCGCAAGCCAGGTTCGACACTGATCGCGCATCTCTCTCGCTGATTTGAGACTCAGATCAGGATATTTTCCAAGTGTCAGCCAGATGGGCGCGGTTCCCCTTCCCGCCAGTCTGTAAAAGAAAACAAAACTAACACATCCGTATTTACTGACCCGTACCGAAAGCCCGTTACCATCAGCGATGGTTTCCTGCCTCTCACTCCTGCGCCCAAGCAGGGAACGAAGTTTTTTATCGCTCAGTTTGTTTAGAGCCATGTGATTTATAACCCGTTTTTGCAATACACAGTGCAATACACAAATGATGAAAACAGCCAGAACCTTCCAGAAAAAACAAAAACGACGAACAAGAAAAAATCTTTTTCTTTCATTTGGTTACTAAAAAAATCAGGACAGGTCGCACTGTTGTTACGGCGTGATGTTACTTTCTTGGTAAAAAAATTCACCCGCGCAGAGACCTGTTCTTTCGCTTTTTTCGCCAGACGACGCAGATCATCCCAGCGTTTACAGATGCCCAGGCCGGGATTTGCTTTCTGCCAGACCGTTTCATCAAACGGATCATCTCCCTCATCGAGGGTGTAAATAATCGCAAAGTAGGAGTCGTCTTTTACAGCGCCCTCCACGTCGCTGTTATAGCCACGCAATACCTTGATGGCGTAATCACGCTGCTCGTAACAAATCCCTTCCTTGTTAAACCCTGCCGTGGTGATACCAAATAAAAGGGACTGCAGACGGGCACCGGTTGCCGTTTCCAGAACGTCCCACACGTCACGGGTTTTATGTGCATGCAGCTCATCAATAATGGCGCAGTGGATGTTCAGACCATCCAGGTTGTTTGCATCCGAAGAAAGCGGTTCAAATTTTGATGCGCTCTGCTCCTGGTAAATCGCCAGCTTGTTGAAATCAAACAACCGCCCGAGTGTCGACCGGGCTTTTCTGACCATATTTTTGGCGTCTTCAAACACGATTCTGGCCTGGTCACGCGTGGTTGCGGCTGAATACACCTCAGCTCCGCCTTCACCATCTGCCCCCGTCATATACAGGCCGATACCCGATGACAGAGTTGATTTTGCGTTTTTACGGGCGACTTCGTTGTACGCCGTCCGGAACCGGCGCACCATCACCGGACGTCCGCTGCCATCGCTGCGCATGACAACTTCTCCGGTCTCTTCATTGACCAGCGGAATGACAAAACCAAAAATATTAATGAGGATAAATACATGCCAGTCCATCAACTCAATGGGCTGGCCTGCCAGCGCCCCTTTTACATGAGGCACAAATTTGTAGAAATTCAGGATGTGCTGCGCACGGGGTTCACTGAAATAAATCCCCCGCTCTTCGCCGTACTTCAGATCATCAAGAAAACGCTGGCAGGCCAGGCGGACAAATTCGCCAGCAACAATTTCTCCTGCAACAACACGTTCGGCGTAGCGGATCCCGTCAGCCACTTTTGCCATCAGTCTCTCGCTTTTAAAAGCTCCGCCAGCGGATCAACATCATCCGGTCCGGCGATATTTACTTTAGCCCGGCTTGCCGGTGACATACCAAACTCTGCAAGCATTGCCCGGATCCGCTTCCAGGCATCCGCTTTCATTGCCGCCGCGGGGTGCGCCTTAATCAGTACATCACCGCTCTGCGTTTTCGTGCGGTAGGTATACCCCTCAACATCTAGTGTTTCGCAGTGATGCCGATATTCGGTGTAGGCTTCCACCAGCAACTCGAGTGCACGCGCATCAAGCTGAGAAATGATCCCTTCCGCATTCAGCTCTTCCGCCATTCGCCTGAACCAGTACTTCCCCTGTGCCCCTAAATGCTGCGGAATTTTAGGAAGACCTTTTTCATCCTTTTTAGCGGTTTTTTTGGGGTCTTTAACGGGGCGCTTTGAGGGGTTGCCTCGTATCAAATGCAGGCGTGGCGGGGTTTTCGGAGGTCCTGACATAATCGGTCTTACCTATCAATCGTTTGTTCACATTTCCAAAAAAAGTTTTCGAACCTGCGGCGATGTGAGGAAGGGTCAGGCGGCGGTACTGAGCAGCCAGGGTTGCAGAGATTTGACCCGCCCCTCCCCTACAGATGGGAACTGTTATCAATTGATGCGTTCGCGCGCTGTTTTTGCTTTATGACAGGGCCAGCACAGACTCTGCAGGTTACTGTCTGCATCCGTGCCACCATGAGCTTTCGGAATGATGTGGTCCACAGTTCTGGCTTCAACGGCTCTCCCATTGCGCAGGCAGTTCTGACACAGATGATTATCACGCTTCAGTATGCGCGCACGTATGGCATCCCATTTCGAGCCATAGCCACGCTGGTGGCGGCTCAGTCCGCGTTGATGCTGTACCCATCCTTCGCCACGATGTTTATCGCAGTAACCAGAACTGTCTGTGGTTGTACCTGCACATCCACGCTTACGGCAGGCGCGTGGGATTCGTGATGGCATAAATATCTCACC